ATTGTCACTTGTCATCGGAGCTATGAATCAAATCTCCGCTGGCATTGGCGATACCGCCGTTACCGGTGTTATCTAGGTGGTCTATGACCTCTATGATAGCCTGGTTTCGCAGTCATTCGACTGCCATCCTGTCGACAGTGATTGCCGTTTCAAAAGTGGGCTTGCTTGGAAAAGCAGGTACCGCTCTTGTTACAGCTCTCGCTATCGCCTGCGGGGTTGCCACTAAGTAGTAATACTTAGTGGTCCCGTACGTGACATCTCTTGGAGAACGACATGGGCCTTAGTCCTGACGCTCTTTTTGAGGCTGTGTTTTCAGACGTTTCCGAGAATGTAAGAGAGTTTTCTCTCAGACCATTTCCCGGATGCACGTATAAGCAGTTTGCTTCATCTTATCTCCTTGAATCGATTACTCGTAAGTTTATACCTACGAGGAAGTCGGACATCGAGAAGGCTGATGCAGCTGCCTTTACGGCCTTTACATCGGCTAATAACCGCTGTAAAGATTGGCAGTTACTCCCTCAGAGTTGGATTGACGAGCATATCGTCGGAGAAGTCCGACGTGAGCTTGACAATTTCCTTCATCCTGGTGGAGTTCCATTGATCGATTCGTTCTTTACTATTCTTAGTAAAGCGCGACCCGGTCCTGGAGTTAATGTTGGGGCTATAGGTACTTCGTATTATACGAAGTATCTTGCCTCTCCATTATCAACAACTTCTGAATACTTATACGATGAGTATAAGCGTTATTGTGATTGGATACCATTCCTATCCGAAGCGGAGGTTGTCCGCTACGAAAAGTTTGGTCCTCCAACCATAACGCACAGCAGCAGATGCAGCCTCGTCCCAAAAACGACCGCTGTAAGCCGTATGATTTGTATCGAGCCCTCGCTGAATATGTATTATCAGCTTGGCCTCGCTACGATCCTCGAGAAGCGCCTCAAGGGATACTTTGGTATCGACTTGAAGTTGCAACCTGAGGTGAATCGTAGGCTGGCACAACAGGGTTCTAAGGATGATAGTCTTTGTACTATCGACCTTAGCTCTGCGTCTGACTCAGTTTCACTGAGACTTTGTGAGACGTTGTTTCCTCAATGGTTCTTCGAACTATTGTTGAGACTTCGATCTCCTTCCACTACATATCGTGGACAGACTGTGCCTTTGTTTATGGTCTCTACAATGGGTAATGGTTTTACATTCCCATTGCAAACCATAATCTTTACAGCTATCCTTCGTGCGTGTGCATCTATATGTGGATACACTCCACCATTTCCTATTGGGTGCTTTGGCGACGATTTGATTTGTACGAAACGTATGTTTCCTACAGTCATTCGAGCCTTACATCTCTTAGGATTTAGTGAAAACACGAAGAAGACCTTCTTTGAAGGTCCGTTCCGTGAGTCCTGCGGTGCTGATTGGTTTTATGGCCAACCAGTACGTCCGGTCTTCATTAGAAGGCTAGACTCCCTGCAGAATATTACGGTCACCATAAACCAACTAAATGAATGGTCTGCGTATACCGGTATTCCGTTAAGGAATACTATATCTTTACTTCTATCTCGTGTGCCGAAGAGATTTCGTCTCTTTGTCCCATTTGACAGTAATAATGATGAAGGTATCCGCGTTCCACTCACTCTCATTAAGCCGAAGTTTAATCGGAATGGCTCATATATCTTTCGTAGTTATATGCGCTCTCCGTCTAGACTACGTATTAGTGAGGGGACAGTCCGTGGTCCCGGGAGGTTTGGGAACTTATTATACAATCCACCCGGATTATATTGTTCGTTCCTTTTTGGTGAGTTGGTTTCCTTTACAATCTCTATTAGGCATAGTAGAGCATTGTATCGGTCGAGACTGCGGGTGTGTCCCTATTGGGACCACATCCCGA